TTCCTTATGTCTTGACATAGTAGTGCGCCATAGGTATATTCATAGTTACCGGGTTCGGCACAGGGTCGAATCCATTACCCGGAAAGGACCGGTCATGTACACCTCCCCCACTCAGCGTAAAAGCGCTCAAGCCCGCCGCGTTATCCGCGATGCCGTGGCAGACGCTGCTACCATCGCCACCGCCACAGGGGTCTTGCGCCTAGATGTGCTTGCCCTTGAGCTTGAGGATGTTCCCACCATTGGCTGGGTGAGCTTTGCGGAGGATGGTACCTCGGAGGACACCATTCTGTACCGTGTACACATTGGTAATCGCAAGGTCTACGGCCGCATTGCCGTGGTCGATGGTCGGGTGCTGGTGCAGACCACGCAGATGAACGGCACCCGCTTCACCGCGTGTGCAGACGCCGCTGATATGAGCGCTGTACGCGCGCTGATTCAGAACCGCTTGCGGTACGCACCCCGCCGCCCCCGTCGTAAAGACGGCACCGCTTAGCAGGTCAAGCCCCGCCGGGGTGGCGGGCAATCCACCCCACCTAATCCTATTTTCCAAGGTCACAGCACGTGACCACCATCACATGACAAGATACCATTACACCTTGACATAGTAGAGTGCCAAAGTGTAATGTAATAGTTACAGGCAAGCGGCACAGGGCCGCACCACCGGATCGGAAAGGACCGACACCATGACCACCAACACCGGAGCCACCTTCTCCCTCATGCACGTTGCAGGTGAGGAATTTCTACCCCACACCAAATGGTCACGGCTTGATGTGACCGTGAACGGCACCTACAAGGCCAAACTCACCTACACCCGCCCCGGCTGTGGCGCCACGATCATGAAGCTTACGGACCTGGAAACAGGAACTGTCGTGGCCACCCGTGAGATGGGCAATCACGGATTCAACATGGACGTGAACAACAAAGTCGCACGTGAGATGGTGCGTGAAGCCCTTGAGGAAGGTTGGTGGGTATAACCCCATCTAAACCCCGCCGGGGTGGCGGGCAATCCACCCCACCATTTGACCTAATCACCCGGTGCGGTACAGGCCGCACCACAACCCGAAAGGAACCATCAACCATGGCAAACTTCGACACCAAACCAGTGCTGTACCCCAGAGTCACTTACGATGGTGACAATGTGCTTTTTGATGGGGAGCACCGCGCCACGTTCGTGGAGCTTGATGCCCCTGGTGGATTCACTGATATGCGCCTTGTGGACAAGGTTACAGGGCGGGCTGTGGATCGCATGATCGTGGGGAGTTGGGGTTATCAGGAATGGATGCGGGCACGTGACCGTGGCTACATGGTGGACGCAGCTCTGTGGCGTGGATTCTTTCGTAACCCGTAACTTGTCAAGTGTGAGGGGGCTGATTCCCCTCACACCACTACAGAGAAAGTGAACTAGACCAATGCGTAAAGAAGTAATTCAAGTGGCCGTGTACGTTGCCCTCATGGCGGGGCTGGTGGCGCTGATGGTGGTATTGCCATGAAAACAATACCAGCAAAGCACAAGCTCAATTGGGAAGCGCAATACCGTCTCATTGAGGGCTTAGCAAATGTAGTGGTCAATGATGAACCACTACAACCCGCGATACGAAACTACATACCGTGGTGGGTGCCAAAGCACTCAGATACGGAGCTGTACCACTATGCATGGGAGGTTGAAACAACCTCGGGAGATATGGTGCTGCTCACCATCAATGTTTCATCTGAGGAAACCCACATATACGTGCATAGGCATGTGGAGGCTCAATGGTGGCGTGACGATGAAGAATTGTACTTCTATTGCGACTACGTATATGCCCATAGAGCGGAGGAAGGAAGTCCGCACTACGACATGGTGCATCGTGCCATGACACACCTAGTCGCTGAACTGGTATCCCACCTGCGCATGGATATGGAAATGGAGTGGTGACGTGCCCATCTTCGACCCCTCACAGTATGAGCTGTGGGGGCGACGTATTCCAGTCCCGGGTGATGCTGGTAATCGAATATTGCCACTCAACTCAGAAATTGCACACAACATAGCGCGTATGCTGCAATCCATGGGGCTGGACAAGGCAAGCTTTGAACAGTCCTTTACACTCCCAAGCGGTATTGAAATTGTGTACGTGGGTAGGGGTGTTTCCACTGGGTGGAATAACGGGACGATCATGTCGTACCGGGAACCTTCCCCTACCGCTCACACCCCGTATACACGGCCGGGTAACCCTCTACGTACTCCACCAGTGCGTACTGATATTGAATGGACCTATGTCCCCTGTGCAGGGGCACATGACCTTGGACGCTACATTTTCACTGAGTCTCGCGCCGGGTGCTTAGGTGCGTACACGTGGGCGTTTCCTGTGGCTTATGTCATGGGGTGGGAGGTTGACCGTGTGACAGAGCAGGGTACAATTGCCTATTTCTATTTCGATAAGTTTGACATGAACAACCCCAGTTCAAAAGGAACTATCAGAATTGATATGTCACCTTTTGAATTTGTCAGTAACAACGGCATTAGGTCATGTAGATACGATATTGACTTGAAATATCTATATGGTGCGTACAACATGTATTTTGACAATAAAATAAGTGAATCGGACTATCGACGTATTGAAATCACCCACTCATTTCAATACGGACTACCTGAACAAATGGACCATCACATTTCACACATACAAAGCGCCATTGACGAATCACTAAGGGAGGTAAACCAATGGTAACCGGAACACCTGCGTCCGCATGTCAAGACGCGGTAAATGTGTACAACGAAATGACAGCGTTGCGATGTGAGTCCATGGAGCTGCGACAAGACCTGTGCCGCCTTGCAGCTATCGCCGTCGATTACCGGGGCGTGTCAATCACAGAACTAGCTAAACAGCTGGGAGTGTCACGCAACACCGCGCAAACCTACACCACTCAAGGCCGTGCTCTGCTACGTACCGAACTCACAGTGAAGGAAGAAGACTAATGTACCCGTTCCCCTCCCCTGTACCTGTGCATGATATCCACAAGATGTGGATACCCGCGATGCGCCACTTCATATACACCGGTGGCCCCGCGCGTGAGCTAGCCCTATCCACCGCCGCTATCCGCACCACCCCCGTGGCCATTGATATTGAGACCGCTGGTCTTGAGGATTTGTCATTCTACGTCAAATGCTTCACAGCCTCATTTGTGGGTGAGGATGGGGAGACACACGCCCTGTTGCTTGATCCGCGCCGGGAAGACGATGCACAGGCCATAGCCCGCATCATTGAGGAAGCCCTGTTGCTGATTCTCCATAACGCCCCCTTCGATTTGCCGCCGCTCCATCACCTGGGGTGTTTCCCCCTAGAGTGCGTGGACAAAGTGCACGACACCGCCGTGCTATCGCGCATGGCGTTCCCCGATAGGCTAGTGGATCACTCCCTAGCGGCGATGGTCGCACACCCAGATGTAGGTGCAACGGAGATTCCACCGGAAACCATGGCCACAGCGTTCGCAGCCAGGGGCTTTGCCACCCAGCGTGAAGGCTGGGAGGGCATGGATATTGACTCGCTGTCCTACCGGCTGGGTGCCATGGCCGATACCACGGCCACGCTGAGGATCGCAGCCCCTTTACATGAGCTGTGCGTGAGCTTCACCATGTCCAACCCGATTGAGTCCCCTCATGGTTGTACCACCCGTGAGCACGCGGAGCGTCTGATTAATCGTGAGATGGTCACCAATAGGGTCATGATGCGCCGCAACATGCAGGGGCTGGGAGTGGACACAGAGTACCTGGATAACTATTTGGGGGAGCATACAGCGGAGCAGGATAAGAACACCGCCATTCTTGAGGCCGCTGGTATACGTCCTGGTAACGGGGCTGATTTGGTCACTGCCCTGCATGAAGCAGGGGAGCTACCGGATAATTGGCCAACCACAAAGACCGGGAAGCTCAAGGCCGATAAGGCCGCACTGGGTGAGCTGCCAGACCACCCCCTTGTGACCGCGCACTTGCAGGTCAAGGAACTGGCCAAAGTCACTGACTACTTGACCAAAATCAAGCGCACCGCGTCGATCACCGGACGCACTCACCCACAAACCCAGATTCTGGGTGCCGCTACCACAGGCCGCATGAGCTACGCAGCGCCACCTTTGCAGCAATTCAGCGCTGCTGCACGTCCCATCATCGTGCCAGATGAAGGCACAGACTGGGTATCTATTGACTGGTCTTCGATTGAGCCTGTTCTTATGGCCAATTGCGCCCGTGACCATGAGTTTTTACGTGGCTTCGACGATCACGGAGCAGACCTATATCTACCTATCGTGGAGCGCGCCGGGGTCGATAGGAAGACCGCTAAGGTGATTTTGCTTGCCAGTATGTACGGGCAAGGGCTGACTTCCCTTGCCGCACGCCTCAAGGTGGATGTCGAACAGGCACGCGAACTGAAGGCACGTGTGTTCGGAGAGATGAAGGCAACCGAACAATTCATGCTGAACATCAAGGTTGCCGGTGGTCGAACAGGTCATGCCATGTCCCCGGCTGGTAGGCACCTGCTTGTGCCCCGTGGACCGGATAGGCAGCTCAAGGATTACGTGGCGGTTAATCAATTTTGTCAGGGTGGTGCCTACGATGTGCTATCCGAATGTGTGAATGAAGTGCACAAGCGGGGCTTATCCGACGCCGTACACATCATCATGCATGATGAATTGATCGTGAGCGCTGATGTAGCTGAGGAAGTGCAGTCGATCATGGAGACACCACCTGAGTGGCTGAACGCATGGGCCGGGAAACAGGTCGTCTTGCGTACCGACGCGAACCCGCTCCACGGCCATTGGGAGTATGTGTGATGGACCATTTGTCGATTTGGGTAGCGTTCTTTTGCCTAGCTACCCTGCTTGTTTTCACCGACCCACCCCGCCGTAGATAGACCAACACCCCCGCCGTCCGATGTAGTGGATAGCGGGGGTGCTTTGTACTAAGCTAAGTACCTGTAAACGTAAAAATGTCCCCGCAAGCGCCAACTTCGGGGACCGACCGAACAGAAAGGGGACTGAAATGCTCGGTAACACCAGCTTAACAGTCGTCTTAGGTTCTACGCCACCCAACACGGCTGATGAACCGGTTCTTTTGAGATTCACCCGTGAATTGTGCAAGCTGCACCTGCCTGTCCTGCTCATTCAGCCGGGTACAAAATTGCCGCTTGACATGCGGTCTAGCCATGAAAAGAAACAAGACCCCCGTTCGGGGGTACACATGGCTACCGACAACCCCACCACGCTCAAGAAGTACATTCACCGTGCACGCCGGGATGCTAGCGAGAAACGCCCCAAAACCCACCCGGCCCCGCTGGAACCGAACGCACCGCTGAACTTTGCCGTGCGGCTGAGGGGGAGCAGTTACGTGGTGGTGGACGCGGACACACCACAGGAAGTAAACGCCCTCAAGCAGTTCCTTGCCCCTGAGTTCGGAGGGCTAGATAAAGTACCCGCCCCTACAGTCCTTACCCCTGGTGGTGGAGGGCACAACGGGGGTGGCCACTGGTGGTTTAAGCTGCCCGATACCGTCACCATCTCGGACGATATGCCCGCTGTGCATAAAGTCACCACAGAGCATGGATCATTCAGCGTGTATCTGAACGACGCCTACGTTTTGATCCCCCCGTCCACCCGTCCTGAAGGCCCCTATGTGGCCAACGCACCGGATAACCCGCTGCCCATCACTTTGGCCATGGAGCTAAAGACACGGGAAGTAAGCATCAAAGAATCAGCGCTTGAGCGACAGCGCCGCGCTGAGGAACGCGCGCAACATCTACAGGCCGGTGACTTCACCCTTGACCAGTCGATAGCTGAGTGGGCACAGTCGGTCACCTGGGATGAGCTGCTTACCCGCCACGGCTGGCACGCAGCTGGAACCGTAGACGGTTGCGGCTGTGCTATCTTCACCCGGCCCGGTGCACCGTCTAGTCCTAAATCCGCTACCGCTCATGAGGCGTCATGTAGTTTGGGCCGCTACGACTCGGAAAATGCCCCGCTGCATGTGTGGACAGACAACGCACCTGATGAGATCGCCGCACATATCATCGCACGCAACACTAAGACCATCTCAAAGTTGACGTTCGTCGCGCTCATGGAACATGGCGGGGACATGACCAAAGCGATTAATGCTTTGGGTATCAAAATCCCTATGGACCTGGTGGGTGTTCCGCTGGATTCAGCCCTTATGGCTGCGAATCAAATTGGGGAAGGGGCCACCTCTGCACTCACCGCCGCTGATTCCACCACCGCCCTCACCGGTCCTTCAGCGGTCACCGCTGCCAACACCTATCGACCCGATCCAGAACCGGCCATTGAGCAGGTCAATCAGCCGTGGATTGACCGCGACCGTGACCACGCTGAGGAATTTATAGAGCACATTCCACAGTACAAAGGCAAGCCTAATTTGGAAGGCAACATGTGCGTGGATAATGAATGGGGGGTGATGGTACATGGCCATGACCCAGACAAAGACTACCCAGAGCCGGTAAGCAATCCCATGATGAACAGCGTGGAAGCTGACAACATTCATGAGGATGAGGAAGCCCTTATAGTCAAACATGACGTCATGGTTAGCCCCATCAAGGAAGAACACCACCAATGGGCGCCTGGTCAAGAACAGTTGGGGAGCAAAGACCCGGCTGATGGGATCGATCCTCGCACCGTAAAAGACGTCATGGGCCGGGGAGTCTTCTCCATGTGGGGAGTCAGCACCGGGGTCAACGATGAAGAAATTAAGGCGCTGCAGAAAATCCGCCCCGGCTTTGCTGACTGGCAGGGTGAGAATCAGGAAATGCCCAAAGTCACATGGGATGTGGACGGCCTCATAGAGCACCGTGGATTCACCTCCATCATCGGAACGCCGGGTGCGGGCAAATCATTTGTCGCACTGGATATGATTTTGCACATGGCCACGGGCAAACCGTGGCAGGGCCGTGACGTGCAGCAACAAAATGTACTGTACGTCATTGGTGAAGGTCTTCCTGGTGTCATTGCCCGCGTGCGTGAATGGGAAATTAGGCATGAGGAAGATTTGCGCGGCAAATTCTTCATGATTAAAGAACCCATGTTGACAAATGGAAACGCCGCCACATGGGCATGGATGTGTGCGCTCATGCTCAAATACAATATTAAGACTGTTGTGTTTGACACCCTCAGCCGAATGATCGCCGGAACAGATGAAAACTCATCTAAAGAAATGAATCAGGTCATTAACGTATTTGACAAAGTACGTACAGTGACCGGAGCGGGGGTTGTGGTTGTACACCACACCTCCAAAAGTGGAAGTTCCGGGCGCGGTTCAAGCGCGCTGCAAGGTGCGCTTGATAGTGAAATTATGGTCGAAAAAGACCACAAAATCGACAAGCGCGGAGAACCAGTCAAGGACGATAAATGCGTTGGGAAACCAATACGCATTAGGACAACGAAAGTAAAGAACGGTGAAGGCGCTGAGGGTGAAGACAGCATTAAGTTATCCATCACCAAATCCGGTGAATCTGCTCTACTCACAGACCGCGTAGGTAATCTAGGTGCCCCGACTCTAGGGCTTCCTGATGGACAGCCAGCACCTGTAGAAGCGCTCACCGTGGAGGAACAGCTAGCCGCTGCACGCGCTGAGATTGAGCGACTTAAGGCTGAGAACACCGCGCCGGTAGCTGCACCTGAACCACCAGCGGAGGTTATCGACTCCCCAGCTCCTACACGGGTCGCTGTACCAGACCCGGAACCTGAACCCGCGCCGGTGACCACCCCTGCACCTGTGGTGGAACAACCACAGCCAGACGTGAGCCACCTTTTCGGCGTACCGTCCATGGCCCCGGAACTGGTGGAGGAACCAGAGCCAGCACCCGAACCCTTCACCCCTACCCATCTGGTGGAAGGGCTGACAGATGCACAGCTAGAGCTACAGGTCACCACCCCTAACCCCATGCTCGCAGCCCTTGCACAGATGGAGCTGGATAAGCGCCGTGCGGCTGCTACACCCCCGCTCGCGCCGGTGCCAGCACCTGAACCTGTGGCCGAACCAACACCGCCGGTGAACCCCGCTGCGTTGTTCGGTACCCCGTCCATGGCACAGCCGCCCGCATCGGAACAGGTACCCGCACCACCAGCGGAGGTTATCGACGCCCCCGCCGCGCCACAGGCACCCACCCCGGAACCGGCACCAACACCTCCACCAGCGGAGACGGTACAGGCGCCGCTGCAACCGTTCGGCACCCCGCCCGTGGCCGTGTCACCGTTCCTGAATCCCCCGCCACAGGTGCCAGCGGGGCTAGATTTTAAGGGTGTGACCGCTCAAGTAAGCTCCATTGTCTTTGGTAAGCTCACAGGACAGCCACCATGGGAGACTGTCACAGTGACAGACGTTCTGGCAGAGCTGCGTACCAATGTCCCCCTTGATGGAGATACCGCCACAAAGTTAGTGACCTATCTACTGGGTGAGTTAGCGACCGTAGGCAAGCTAACACAGGCCAATCAAGGCACCTACCGGCTAAGGACGTGACAAGAACCACACCATCACAATTGGCACGCTAGTGTGCCAAAGTGTAAAGTAGTAGTTACACCGACGGGGAGCGGTTAAACTCCCCGAATGTACCTGTTTTCCCTGTTCACAAGGAAGGTGAGCGTAAGCCATGCCAATTTCCGACAAAGACCTATCCGACCACATCGACGCCTACGCGGCCCCCGGCCCCATGCAAATCCTGGGGGATCGCACCCTTGCCGTCCACGACGCGGAGAAGGCACTACGTGCCACTGATGGGTATCACCATCAGGAACCCACCTTCGACCAAATCTGCGACGCGGTGCACGTCCATGACGCCCGCACAGACCGCGTGATCAACGTCATTCAGACCGCCGCCATAGGTGTGGGGGTCACCATCACCGTGGTCACGCTGATGTGCTTGAGCATTATCGCAGCGGGGGTGTAGCTGGTGACACCAGCATTCCAAGAACCCAGACAATTACGGCCTTACCAGCGTGAGGCCGTACGTGCCGTGGAGGATTATCACGCACAGCCACTAGAGCGACACACCCCCATCGTGGTCATGGCCACGGGCATGGGCAAGTCCACCGTCATAACCAAACTAGCAGCGGACGAATTTGCCAGGGGCGGCCGGGTGCTTTTGCTTGCCCACCGCCGTGAACTGTTAGACCAGATGCTTTCCACCATCGTTGCTGTAGCACCCGGCGTGGTCACCGCTGCCAACATGGGAGTGGTGCAAGGGGTGGCCAATCAGACCGATAGGGCCGTGGTCGCTGCTACATTCCAGACACTCTCCCGCTCACCCAAACGTGTCGATGCGCTGGGGGAGCGCACCTTAGTGTTGGTCGATGAAGTGCACCACTCCACCGCCCCTAGCTACATTAAGGTGTTGGAGAAACTAGGTGTCGTGGACGGTCGTACCAAAGCCTGTGGATTCACCGCCACGGCCACCCGTGCAGACGGCACGTTAGGTGACGTCTGGGATAAGGTGGTTTTTGAGCGCGGCTTGATGTGGGCAATCGACAATGGTTTTCTTATCAAGCCCCATGGCTTGACCGTGGTACACCCAGACCTTGAGCTAGACAAGGTGAAGATAGTGGCCGGGGACTATCAAGCCCGTGACCTGGAAAAGGCCATGCGCGCATCAAGCGAGTCTACGGTGACGGCCATGATGACACACGCCGCTGACAAGCGTTGCATCGTCTTTGCCGCTGGTGTGGATCATGCCTATGAGATAACCGAACGCCTTAATGAGGTAGAGCCACACAGCGCTTTGACCGTGGTGGGGTCCATGACTCGCAAAGAAAAAGACACCGTCTTTGACTTGTTCCGCCGGGGGTCGATCAAGCACATGGTGACGGTGCAGGTACTCACTGAGGGTGCCGATTTCCCCATGTGTGACTGCGTGGTTATGGCGCGGCCCACCCGGTCGCAGGTGCTTTACACCCAAATGGTGGGGCGTGCTTTGAGGCTGCATGAAGACAAGGAAAGTGCGCTTGTCCTTGACGTCGCTGGTACCACGCAGGACATGAGCCTACGCACGATCACCTGCCTTGTACCCAGCGCGGAGCAGCAGCGCGTATCCCCCACCTCTACAGATGACCCCGGTCAAGCACCCGCACCTGAACCAAAGGTGATTAGGGATCGTATCGGCGTGGTGCCCATGGAGGAAACAGATTTGCTGGCAACTTCCCCCGCGTTGTGGCTCACCACCAAAGGTGGCTACCGATTCCTTGACCTTAGTGATGGGTGCTTTGTCTTTGTCTACCCCCGCGCTGATGATCTCACCCCTGGGTGCGCGGCCAAAGTGGGGTGCACCAAAGTGAAGGTGACAGCGGAGCAGTACTGGCTGCTCAATAAGGGTATCGCCCCTGGTAACGGCACCGTCGAACAAGCTATTGAGGCGTGCGAACTGGTGGCAGAGCGCTGGGGTGGAATCCCAGACCGCAATGCGCCGTGGAGACAACGCCCCACACCCAGCGAGAAGCAGGTGCAATTTGCCCTCAAACTAGGCGTCAAAGACGCTAAGCGAATGACCAAAGCACGGCTGTCTGATGAAATATCCATCGCCCTTGCAAGCCGTGTTATCGATCCCATGGTGAAGGCATGGGAAGCACAGGAAGGAAACACACTACCATGACCACCCCCAACCCCGCTGCGATGTTCGGCACCGCGTCCACGGCCACCGCACAAGCACAGCTAGAGACACCAGTACACAAGTACCCGCTGCCAGGTGAGCGCCGCGAGTACACCCCCAATACCCAGTGGGGTAAGTACATTTTGCCTCACCCTGAGACGGGGGAACAGGGCAAATTCACCCGCACCACCACCGGTGTGCACACCCTTGACAACACCACGGGGCTAGACAAGTGGAAGCTGCGTAACGTGGTTTTGGGCATCAAACAGAACCCGGATTTGCTAGAAAATGTGGACCTGTTGGGTGAACCACGCGACGTGTCCAAAGACCTTGATACGGTGGCTGATGAAGCTCAAACAATCGCAGGGGCTAAAGATGCCGCCGAAAAAGGCACCGCCATTCACGCATGGATTGAGGCTGTGGAAACAGGTTTTCGTCACATTGACGATGTGCCCGCCATGTTCCGCCCCTTTGCCGATGCCTATTTCAGCGCCCTAAGTGACGCAGGGATTACCATTCTTCCCGACCTGGTGGAGCGCATCGTATGGAATAAGTCGCTTGGATGGGTGGGCACTTTTGATAACGTCTGGGAGTTGGCAGACGGAACCCGTGTTATTGGGGATAAGAAGACGTCCAAAGACTTGCGCTACAGCTACGCTTCTTTCGCCGCTCAAATGGCGTGCTACGCAGATGCAGACGCCATGCTCAAAGTCGATGGGAGCGGGTGGGAAGCACCCCCGGCTGTGGGTAATGTGTTCGGAATCATAGCACATATTCCGTCCGACCGTCCCGGTCACTGTGAGCTGGTCACCTATGACCTTGAGGAAGGCCGCCGCGTGCTTGCCCTTGCCGCTGCCACCCGTGAAGTCTATGAGAAAGCTGGCACTAAAATACCCCGTATCCATGAGATTCCCCGTCCTGTGGACACTCTAACCAGTCTCATCAATAAATGCACCAACAGGGACGAACTATCCGCTGTGTGGGGAGCAAATCAGGATATTTGGACTGATGAACACACCCAATTGGGGTTAGCGAAAATGTCCTCATTCAACCAGTAGCTTGACACGCGGGCGTGCCAGAGTAATAATGATGAACGTATCCGGCAAAGGAACATGAACCGGTTACCTTCACCTTTCAACTTCACTTCATCTTTCCCGCTATCAAAGCTAGTTCCGCTTTTCTCTCCTTACAACGCATGTGAATACGTGACTCTGGGATAAAGCCCCTTTGGTTAGCGAGACGGTGAAGACCAATCGCCACCGGAAGGGGCTTTTCTCATGACCAATCCATACCAGACCCAGCAGGGACTCCAACAGACCGCCGCTGCTCCACAGGCACAGCCCGGCTACAATCCTGCTACCGACCCCAACAACCCTTTGCTGAACCAACAGCCACCCGCACAGGCACCGGTTCAGCCGCAAGCCCCCGCTGCTGCTCCTGGGGCACAAACCCCGCCGCCCGCTAACAATGGCATGGCCACCCCTAGTGGCGCTATCGGCAACCCGGCTGATATGTTCGCAACCGGTACCACCACAGGCAGTGGCCACAAGCTGACTGACGATGAAGGCGCATGTGTCCTTGTCAAGGCACAAAAAGTGCGGCAAATGATCGTCACACAGTACGGGGAAAGTGAAGCTGTACAGGCGTCGTGGGTGGTCCTTGATGGTCCTAACGCAGGGGCTGTGCGCAATGACTCCCTGATTTTCCAGCGCTTCATCGTCAACAGCTTGACCTCTAACTTTGACAGTGGACGTCCCTTCACCGTGGGTGTGATATTCCGCGATCAAGCACGGGCAAAGAAGGGACAGTCAGCCCCCGTCGTACTGGCAGACCCCACTGATGAACAGCTGCAAGCAGCCATGGCCGCCGCTAAGCAACAAGGGTGGCTGTAAGCGTCATGACCAGCAACAACTTTCCCACCGTCGTGGTGGACGCCTCCCGATCCTCGGACGGCATTGTTCCAGCGCTCCACCACACCCACAGCGATGACGCGGGGCTTGACCTGCGATGCGCGGAGAATGACATCATGATCTTCCCCCATGAGCACGTGCTTGTCGAAACTGGGTGGAAGGTCACCATTCCAGCCAACCACGTGGGGCTTGTGTGTCCACGCAGCGGTTTGGCAGCTGAAAAGGGTATCACCGTACTCAACGCGCCGGGGATCATTGACCCCGGCTACTCTGGCCAGGTCAAGGTAATCCTGCACAATCCCACTGAGGAAACGGTCACCATCTCCACCGGTAGCCGCATTGCTCAATTGGTGGTGGTGCCCTGCATCAAGCCGGTGCACTTTGAGGTGACCGACGCCGTACCAAAGCAGGATAGCCTTCTTGCGGAGGTGCCACGTGGGGCTAACGGGTTTGGGAGCACGGGACGGTGACCACCAATGACGCGATCAACCCGGATCACTACAAAACTCACCCGGTCTTTGGTGATCTTGAGTGTGTCGATGTTACTAGCCGCCTTGGCTTCTTGCGCGGTAATGCGATCAAGTATTTGTGGCGTCTGGGTCGGAAAGACGATGCTAGCCAGGACGCTCACAAGGCCCTGTGGTACATCGACCGGTTGGCTAGCTCTTATACGGCACCCAGTGAGTCCACCGGGGCTAGTCACATTCACGCCACCACAATCAAAGACAGCGAGTTACTTAGCCGTCTTACACCTACTCACCAAGTGGATTTGATTCAGTGGGCCGTGATCGGGACAGACAACAATGAATCGCTAGATGAAGCAGCCGCGCTTTTGATTCACCATCTTGCCACCAGCGGCAAGCAGAGTGGAGCACGTGAAGCAGCTTTGTTCATGCGGCTGATTATGACCAAATATAAGTTGTGGTAACATAGTCAGCACCAAACACGAAAAGACCCCCTCACCGTAGAACTTAGTTCCATGGTGAGGGGGTCTTTAACTTTCCCGCCGTCCCTGTACCTGAAAGGGACATGCTTACTTTATCACAGTACAGTTACGTCACTGTGACGGGGGTTCCCACTGCACAGCCGCTGCTGCGATGGGGGATATGGACGGCGGCCCTGGTGGATCGGGGAAGGCAATCAACACTTCCCTGAGTGCCACACGCACACTGCCATTGATCTCAGCCTCTTCTTGCAGCTTCTCAATCGTGGCCCACTGCTGGGTGAGCCGCGTGTTCAGCTGGTCGATTTGGGCCTGTTGTTGTTCAAGCAGTATGGAGGTGGCGCGCTCTGCACGATCAAGCTTGTGCTCTGCGTATTCAGCATCGCGCTTTGACCGTTCGGCCTCGCGCTCTGCTCTATCCGCATGAGCTTTGAATGTGGCAGAGACAAGTGTGACCACCCCGCCGCACACAGCGGAGACACATCCAATCAGTGCAATGATGATCCCATCAGAAATAAGGGGCATGACCACGCCCCTCCCTTCTTTTAGCTGCTCATTGCGGCCATGTCACGCAGAATGTCCACCGCACTGGGTACGGTGTGGTGACGTCGTGGGGCAGGGGTGAGGGTACCATCCTCATCAGTGAGCGTGTGACGGCCACCGCCGGTGTGAGTGGATTCATTGATTAGGTCGATGACGGTTTCAATGTCCACCACAGGGCGGCGATCGTCGCTGTCCTTGTTGGTGCGCACCGCTGCCATACCGCCAACAGCCGCGACGATGATGGAGACCAATGGTGCCAGTTCCCCACCCAGCCGGTCGATGGTAGCCGGGTCCACGATGCCGAACGCCACTAAGGCAATACCAAAGATAGATGCACCCGCATAGCAAATCTTGCGAATGTACCACGGGGTAATGAGCTTACCCAGCTCTTTCATGGTGTACTCCTCACTTAGCCGGGCGCTGCTTGCGCCCGTTGTCAATGTCGATTTCATCCTGAATGAACTTATCGACGTCCACACCCTGTAGTTGTAGGGTGAGGCGCAACATCTTGTGCACCTCCCACAGGGTGCGGTCCTGGATTCTGAAAAATGGTTCGGCCTCAAAAGTCTTGGACTCATTGACCGCGCTTTGAATACGCATCGATTCAAGTTCCTTAATGTCCTTGTCACCAGCGGGGATGCCAGTGAACAGTTGATGTAGCTCTTCCCGTGTGCCTCGGAAAACACCCGCGTCGATACCGCGATCATGCCACGCTACATTGGCACTAGATGTGAACTGCCAGATAGCAACGTCCAACCCGCCGTAGCCCTTCCAACCCGCATCACCGCTGCGTTCGTAGATGGTGCTGGCAAAATCAACATTGTTATCGGGGTACCAGCTGGTCCACAGTGGGGGTAACCCATCAAGCTGTGGACGGCCCAACCGGTCACGCCAATACCACGACGGCATGTAGGTGAGGAAGACGCGATACCCGCGCGCTTCGATAGCGTCCTTCACCCGGTGGAAGTGACCGACGTCATGACCGCTACCATCCTCAATGTCCAAGGCCACAGGCAGGGAGGTGTCCCCACCCACCACCTCGTGCAGGGTATCGGCGTGTTCATCTGGGCTAGCGTCATTGACCACGTAGCAGTACACGGCCACCTCTAGCCCCGCTGCACGCGCGGCGTCGATGTGGCGGCGACAGAAACGGTCACGCCATGTGCCCTCATTGGCCTTGATGATTACCCACTCAAAACCTTCACGCCCCACCTGGTGAAGATCAATATCGGGCTGGTGGTTGGAAATGTCAATGCCGTAAATGACCTCGCTCATACTCTCCTCCATTGTGGGATTAGTCACTGTGACGGGGGCTCCACCCGGCCACACCGCCCCGGCTAGCACCGTAGCAATGGGGTCTAGCCGGTCTGGTCCCGGCTGCGACCACACGAAACGGTGCCATTCAAAATGAAGGTGGGGCGCTACCCCACCATTGGTGGAGGAATCAGGATTGATCCGCGCGATGCGGTCCCCCTCATTCACCCACTGGCCGGGTACAACCTCTGGCACCGTGTGGCCATAGACGCTGTACCCACCGCCTACCTCTGTGGGGTGGTCGATGGTAACCCACATGCCAAAACCAGATGCCCCACCCGCATATTGGACGGTGCCAGATTTGACGGCAAAGACCGGGTAACCACCGCTGCCGCCATCATGGCCAAAGTCGGTACCCCAATGCATCCCGGCCCATTCACCATCACGGTTGCCGAACGGGGAGGTGACATAGAAGCCCTGCTCTACAGGCATGGTTGCCATTTAACGCAACCTCCTATCCGAACTCTTGCGGAGTCATGTATTCACCCAGACGCCGCACCCACTGGATTTCCTCACGCAGAATGTCCTTGTCAGGGGCGTTATCCCACGGGTTGTTCCATTCAGACTCGCTACCCAGCTCACCGGTGAAGGTGTCCGACGTCAACCAGATTTGTCCCACGTTCGACACGCTGGCACGTCGCAAAACCTGCTTGGCCTGTTCAACATCGTTGACGTTATGTACCGCGTGCCAGAACCGCAAGGGGTTTTGACCACGGTAGTGGCCGGGGCAAATGGTTTCGTCATCAATGTAGCGCTGTGCTGACTGTTCAAAGGCCATGATGGTATCAGCCGCGCCTAGCATTCCCTCCACGGTGTTACCGCCGGGGTTTGCCACGATGTAGAACGCGGGGCCGTATTTCTTGCGGAGTTCCTGGTACAGAGTGACATAGCTCTGTACCTTCGACTCTTGCGCGCCCCACCCGTTGACAGCCTCATCAAGGAACACGCCGTGTATACGGTGACGTCCGTAGTAGCTGATGAACTGGTCAATCTCTTTGATGATCGCATCATGCGCACGGCCGCCCCATTGGGTAAGCACGTAGGCAATGTTGACCATGCCCATATTGGCTGTTGCTGTCAAAGTCAACTCATAGTCATTTTCCTTCTTATCGCCAACACCGCTGTGTGGGTTAGCGATGAAGGGGCCAGCAATATCAGGGTTGTGCAGGTAGTTGGCTGTCACATCCCTAGCATGTTCGATAGCCTCCCAGTACTTTGGCCATGAGTAGGTGACCGGGGACAGGCGCCGCGATCCACGCGTCCACAGGTTGAACGGGTGAATATCTTTGCCAGGGATCGGCCCTTCACGGGTTTCCAGTGCCTTGACAAGTGCACTGGGTGTGTTACCCGCCGCCGGGGGTGCTGCCTGCACCGCTTTGAGCTGTTCGGTCAACTTACTCAGCTGTGTTTCCAGCTGCTTGATCTTCTCAGTGTCAGCCGGTGCAGGTGTGGGGTTTGCAGGGGCTGGGGCTGGCTTCGCCTCAAGGGTGCCTACCCGGTTCACCATCTCATCGTACTTGCGCTGCAAGTCCAAGACCGTGGTACGGAGGTTATTCCACATGTCGATGGTCACGACAATATCGGGCTTAGCTGGGTTAAAGTTGCCGTTCTTGACGAACTCACCCAGCAGCGACCCCGGCTGTGCCATGTTCCACGCAAAGATGTTGCCACCTACTTGATCGCGGCGTGTGCCGTCACGCAGTACCACTTTGATCATGTGGGTGCATTGGCTATCTGCGTTGGTCTTGCGGTAGCTGTTGCCCGTGGCCACGCAGTCATTGGGGTCTTCAAACGCTACCGCCGCCCACTCTTTGGGGCCGTCCTTCGGGGGACGCTTCACATTCTCAAGGCCCACGTTAGAGATGATGTTGTCACTTACCACGGTGCCGTTACCGGAACATGCGATACCGTGATTCCACGCCTCACCAATGACGTTGTTGGATACCACAGAGTACCCGCCAACGCTGATGCCGTTGTCCTTGGACACAGGCAGCTGGTTACCGATGATGGAGGTGTATTCACAGCCAGACGTAAACCCAATTGGCTCAAACGCGATGCTCATGTTCTCAGCCATGACCACCATGTTTCCGCTCACCATCGTGTGCTTTGGTTCACCCAGCCGCTGTGCTTGAGGGAAACTGTTGCTGGTGGTGTGCGTGCCGTTGATACCCATGCCACAGCTCACGCCGCGAATGCGGTTGTTCAGCACCTGGTTTCGCAGCGACTCATCTTTAATGGTGATGCCGTGGCCGGTGGCCAGTGTCGTACCATCCGGTGCCTGTACCAGCCCCGCGCCGTCGATGTCGCACTGGATGATGCGACAGTCAGACGAACCAACACCCGTGGCATTTTCTTTCGTCGCGTAGCCCTGCAGCAAAATACCATGGCTACCAACATTCTTGAGGCCAATTCCAAGGAAGTCGATAAATGAGGCGTTGGTGATTTGGAAGGCCCGCAGTGTGTGCTGTGGCTCAGCTGCGTGGTTCATATCCAGCGTAAACCCGGTGAAGGTGACGTGGTTGATGAAGTCACCACTGCCCGCAGTGAAGAAGGTGGCAATCGTTCCAGCCGTGCGCTTGATGGTGGTGGCATCTTTGCCCGCACCCATCACGACCTTGCCACTGGTGTTTTTGGTGGTGATTATCCCTTTGCGGAAAGACCATTCACCAGCTGGGATTTTGACCACCTTGACAGCGGGGTTAACCAGCGCGGCCTGCAGGGAGTCAGAGATGTCATTACCACCTGCAGCAGGGGTGACCGTAGCTACCGCTGCACCATCAGCGGTACGCACGGCTGCATCAATCTTCTCTTTGATGTTGCGCTCTACTGCAACAGGTAGCTGCTTAGAGAAAATCTTTTCCAATTCCGACGTGACTTGTTCGGCCACGAACAGCGGTTCAGCTTGATTAGGTGACACCGGTGGGTGTGCCTTGATGTATTCCGCGATGATGCGGTTGACGTCTGCCTCTGTGATGGTGGCTTTCGGAGCAGCGGGGGCCGGGGTGGGGGTGCCGCCCGGCTGTGGGGTAGCAGGGGCCGGGTTCGGAGCAGCGGGAGCAACGCCGCCATACTTAGCCACCAGTCGATCAAGCTCATCACGTGCCACATCAAGACGCTGGTCGAACTCATCCAACGATCCTTTGATGTTGTCGATGCGTGCAGCCAGCGACTGCACCGCTGCGTCTTCCTCTGGTGTGGGGGCAAATTCCGGCCCCATCAGCTCACGCAGGGAGATAGCACCCTCACCCTCGGGGATTTTGACCGTGATGGGGTTGATGCGCTGGTTGCGTACATGGAACTCCACGCGGAGCAGGCCCGGTTCGATGTTGGCCACATCAGCGCGGCCCGCGTTCAGGTGGATACGTTGCGGGGCTGTGCTGATGACGCGGTTCGGGTTGTCTGCACTGGCCCGCCAACTTGTGGCAGAGAACACCACGTAATCGCCGGGGTGCGCATTGCCCCCAACATCTGTGATGTCGATGTTAATGGTACGTGCCATGAATCCTCCTCTAGGAATAGAGCACGATAGGATAGTTGCTGTCTAATGCAACAGGTACGGTTATCGGGATCGACCCGTAGCCGTTCCTTTGCCGCCGTCAATCTCACGGTTTAAGTGCCACACCATCAGGTGGTTACGGTCTGCACCACCGTAAAACTCCCTGGTAAACGACTTGTTATGTGTGATCACCACCTGTACGGTGTAGCCAACATCAGGAACGGCCACCACTGTGGATAGTACGGAATGGTCTTGCTCACGGCTGGTGATATAGCCGCGCTTGACGTGCCACATGTCACCGGTGCGGGTTTTCACTTCGATCTGCCATTCCACCACGTGGGAGGCTGCGATGGAGATAAGACCAGAGACACTAATCATGGCGTCTATGCGCCACACGCCTTTGTCCATGAGTCGGATAGCGTGGGGGATACGCTCAAACTCCACGCCGCGTGAGCCAATGAGCATTTCGTCAAAAGGGAACACGCCCTGTAAGTGTTTGCCGCCGTTGATCATGAACAGGGTGCCAGTCTCTTCCAAAGGGGATTTGAGTTCATCGATCCGGTTTGCGATTTCTTTTTGACGGTCAACATAGGGCTGCATGGCACCGGCGATTGGGCCGAACATGTTCCCTGGTCTGATGTTGGGGTCGAACACTGAACGGATCGCATTAGCGATTCCGTTAATGACGTGTCCGAACATCTGTCCAAGACCTTGCCCGAACTGTTCGGCCCCGCTGGCCCCGCCCGGTGGTGTGAGGGTGCGGCGTGTGGGATCGACGCTCATGACGTCTCCCCTTCCTTTTCACGCATCTTGAGGGTTGTGGTTACCCGTTGCTGTAGTAGGACCAGCTGGGTATCGTCCATCTCTTCGACCGGTACGGCTGTGGCGTCGATAAACGGCATGGTCACCGGTTCATCAATGTGCACCCACCGCCCCGGTTCTAGGGGAGCACCGCCATATCCCATCGGGTCAAAGTGAAGGGCGGGGCCGTGAACTAATTCAAACTCCCACACACCCATCTCACTCACCGCACCAAAAAGGCCGGCCTCGGTAAGCTCTAGACCATGTGGAGCAACCCCACGCACCCACACATAACTACGCGGGTTTTCTGTCACTGTGATGGTGATTTTCTCCCCCGGATCGGCGTGGTGGGTAGCGTCATCCACGGGCAAACCCACAGCTAGCTTGACTTTTGTGACCTCCTGCATATAGCCGTGATGGACAAACCCCAACTTGCGTACATGGTGTGCCAGCGCTTCGACCACGGGAGTATCCATATCCAGACCAGCGGCGTGGACGAAAAGCCCGGACCACGGGTCTTTCCCATCAGGGGTGTCAAAAGGGTAAAGCTCATCTAGACCTTGAGAGTTCATAGTCATTGTCCTATCTGCGTCTTTATGCGGGAAAGAATGCCGCTGATGGTTTCGACGTTGTGAGCCAGCATGGCCGTGGAGGATTCCCTGATACGTGGGTCACCCAGCGACACAGTGACATTTCTCTTGCCACGGTCACCTTGGATATGGACCTCGCTCACGAATGAGGCCATGATCATACCCAGCATCTCCACACCTACCTGGTCCCCCACATGGTAATCACGGCCAAACATGTAAGGCGCGCCGTCCACGACGGCAATATCAAAGCTGATTCCACCGCCGGTTTCCTCCATCGCAGCCATGGCCGCTTGCACGCTAGAGATTGAGTAGGCTTCACCCGGCTTACTCACTTCACGGTAGCGGAGACGGCCATGTGCCTCTTTGCGGTAATTCTGGTCATAGGTCTGGAATGCGAGAATCCTATCCTTCACCGCCTCTTTGCCGCCCTCTGCAATGATCTCAGCAAAGAAGGGACCGACGCCGGGGAAGAATGAGCCAATGCCCTTGACCAGTGCAGACCATCCAACGGATAGGATTTTGTTCAGCGCCGCCGGGGATTTACCACCCACCACGAACACTGAATCAGTGGATTTCTTGAACGTGACTTTGCTCACTGCCTGGTATTGGCTGGGTTTCCATACCACCCACGGGGGTAGGTTCAGGTGAGTTAGCCCCGCCCCATCAGAGAATACTGGCAGGTCATCCACGTTTTGATTCAGGATAGCGGAGAACCTACGCTGAATGCCGCGTATGCCGTCTTTGATGGTGCCTGTTGCCCCGGGGTGAAATGACCGGTTTACTGCGTCCAAAATGATGGTGGGTGTTTTAAATGTCACATAATCAGGGCACGGCTGTTTCATTCCCGGTAGCCAATACTCAGCCGTGAGCATAGTTCCAGATGCGGTAGCAGTTTTATTCAAACAGTCATAGGCGTTGTCGTATCTGGCTTCGATCACGGCCCATTCTGTATTTGGACCATCGATTTTAGGATTCATGAAAATAGGCCACAGTTCGACGGACGGGCGCACTCTATCCCATGCGTTAATGGCCTCAAGGTTCCATTGTCCAAGCAATGAATTAGGTTGAAATTGTCTTTCCAAATTCCTATGAATATAGGATTTGATAATGTTTAATGCGGGGCCTTGTTGAATGTCCGACCATTTCAATTGGAATTGATCTGGCAGGTGCGTATTGGACTTGAGCACAATATGCTTGAAATGCTCACGGGGGCGAATGCCGATAATCTCCATGGTGCCGCCGCGTTTGCCACCCATCTCATATTGCAGTTCATGGACTCGGTACCCCATCACCTGAAACTCGCCGGTCACAGCGATTAAGTGCACCGCGTCATGGAGCACGTGATCAATGCGCGGGGGCTGTTTTCCGATCACACCGTCTGTCTCTTTGCCCAACAGCCAGGGGACAACTTCATTATCAGCAAAGATGGTGACTTTGCCCTCTGCCATGTCTAGGGCTGAGTCCCCAAGGTCATAGTCGATAATCTCGCGCACTTCACAAAACGGGTGACCGTCTCTGTCAAGTAACCAGAAATTAATTCCTTTTTGTCGGAACAGTTGATTAGCATGTGCCCACCATTCCGACCACACAACACCGGCCATGACCAAACCTCCCAGCTGGGAATTTAATAGGGACTCAAATAGCGCGGCGTGATATCCAGGTACGCATCGGTACCGCCGCTTGTGGTGAAATTCAAAGTTTGCCCCGAACCTACTTTGAGTGAAAACCAGTTGTTTCTAAATGATGAAGACGGCACTGGTAAACCAGCGCCGTCTTTATCAAAGACAATCATGCGGCTATCAATCGATAGGATCGACTGCCATGGACCATCTTTAACCGGGCGGGGGAGTGGACCGGTCCACACTCCACCTCGGTCCCCGGGGACAGTCAAAGAGACTGATCCGGCCTTGCCCCAAATCAAGGACAAGACGGGTTCAAGGGGACCGTCGTTAACCCATGAACCGCCATGGCGGAGCCTCTGGGTACCACCATACCATGTGGCCTCGGGGGCTACAAAGGTGTAATCAGAAATGATCATCCCAGATATGTAGGGGTCACCCTCGGTAGCCCCGGTGTGGCGTGACAAGCGCATCTTTAGGGTGCGCTCATCGCCGCGTACAGGATCACGCATAATGAGCTTCCATGTGCCTTGAGCATTGAGCGCCGCCGTCCAATTGATCAATGCATCGACGTGGCGGGCGGTAGAGATAGCGACTTTGATGGTGGGTTTAATGGCGTCGATGCGCCACCCCACCACCCTTTCACCTACCTGGAAAGCGTCACCGTCAAGGGAGTAGTCAATAGTCGCATCGATATTGTCCAGTCCCTCTAGGGTGACACCCTCATCACCCGCCGCGTCACCATGGAGATTCCACACATGGCCTGTGGGGTCTTCCAACTCCACATCCATGGTGAGCACTCCATTAAGCAGTTGCCCCATAATGAAACCTCCATGGTCGTAGTTTAGATGTTACCGCCGCGTGTCTGGGTAGCAGCGGGGCGGCGATCGTGCTTGAGTCGATCAAACTCAGCTTTCAACTGGTCAACCACCCTAGCCAGTTTGGCCGGGTCATCAGCGTCACTGGTGGAAAGCGTCACATTGACGGTAATGGTGTCACCGCCATTTTGGACATGCACCGGTGCTTGATCGGCAACGCTGGGTGTCGGTTCAGGTGTCGGAACTGGTGCAGGTTGTGGCTCTGCATTGGGGGACGGGGCCGGATCGTTCTCAGGGTGAGCAGCCGCGCGCTCTTCACGCTTATGCCGTAGCTCATCGTCAAGCAGCCGGGGCACCTTGACAATTCCCTTAAGCCCCACCAGACCGGCTAGCTGGTTGCCATACTCCTCAGCAATAATCCCACCAAAGTCAGATGCGATCTCCTCTGGGGTGCCGATACGGCCCTTGTTATCCAGCTCACCGCTGGCCCACTTGCGGTTATTCTCCACACCATCGGCAATGGCCTTTTCAATGGCTGGAATGTCAATGCCATATTGACGCGCCGTGTTAACCACAGCCTCACGTACTTGACGTTGACCCTCCACGATCGCATCGTGGGTTTTGAGTGCGGCCACATTGAGCGGGGAATCCTCATCGACCAAACCAGTGGCGATAATGTCGCCTGTGGTTGCTGTATGAAGCAACGCCCGTGACACCCTATCCCAGCCGTCTGGACCAGCGGCGTAGATGTTCCCCAATTCCTCGGGAAGACCACGCAGGTTACCCCATTCACCCTCAAGTGAATCCAAGGTACGCGCCGCGTCCACAGCCATGCCAACAAGCGGGTTTGACTCTTCCAGGTAGCCGGGAACTGCACCTGGGAAGTCACCCGTTGCCACGGTACGTGCCAGCCGGTCGCTGATGTCCACCTTGACGGTGGAGTTCGGATTAGCCAGCTCTGTCAGTGCGGGCTGTGCCTCTCGCAAACCTTCAATCAAGTCCTGAATGCGTTTCCACTGGTCAGCGGTCAACACCGCCTCTGGTTTACCCGTGTGGTTAAAGTAGGTGCCAAAACCACCGGGGGTGGGTTTGAGCCACCCGCCGCTGTCGTAGCCGTGGCCGTGACCCCACATTGTGGTTAGGTCCGTACCGTACCGTGACTTGTAGTACCTTAGCGCGGCGTTCATGTTGGCCCACGGGTCACGCCGGTCATCTGGCAATTCAGGGTCACGGTTGGCTGCAAATGTGCCAGGGATAATCTGCAGCAAACCAACACCAGCGGATTCACCGGTGCCGTTGACGTCATGGATTTGCTGTGCAATGCCAGGGTTGCCACCTGATTCAGACATGATCTGTTTCAGCATGGCGTCCACTTGACGCGGATCATCGGCATTGAATCCCTGCCTACGCATCGCAGCCATGGCCATTTCACGCCATGATTCCGCGTTACCGGCTACACCGCCCGCACCGCTGAACGTACCCAGCTTGGATTTAAGGAACTCCCATGCCTTATCAGCCATGGTCTTGAGCATGGCAGCCGGTAGCTTGCCAAAGTCCCCAAACTGTTCTTTGCCTGGGAACTCCCCAATCTTGCCGATAGCGGCATCCCACAGGCGTTTGGCCATGCCAGCGATGGAGAATCCACTTCCACCATTGCCACCAGATACGAACTCACCTAAGAAGTCCTTGAGCGTCCAATGCAGGGTGAACAGGCTGTTATCGGATCCGCGAGCAGCGCCTCCGATTTGCACGCCGTGGTCACCAGCGGATTCAATGTTGACACCGTCGATGGTGCCCGCCATGTGGGAGTTGGGACCGCCGCCGCCGCGCATGACACCAATGGTCACACGACCGTTCAAGCCCTTTTCAAAACCAAAGTTTTCGAACACAGATTCTGTGTTGAAAATGCGACCACCACGCAAAGAACCACCGTTCAGGAATTGGACGATACCAGACCAAATACCTGAACAATCCCACGATGGATTACCCACACCGCCATATTGGTAGGGCTTGCCATGTTCGCCCTTGAGCTGGTCGAACAAAGCAGCGATTTTGCCGTCAAGGTCAACGTTACCGCCGCCCGCAAAACGCATCTCTGGCAAGCCAAAGATACCGCCGCGTGCAAACGCAGCGCCCTCACCCAAATTGCGCCGAACCCCGCTCACGCCCTTAGTGCGTGCCGTTTTGTTCAGCGCCTCAATCGCTTTGGGGCCACCCATGCCTTGGACGGCCTCAGGGACAAGAATGCCCTCACCGGGGGACATATGGAGCGACCCCCACACCGGTGAATAGAAATGCATGGTGTCCTGACCGGGTGCATACCCTGGCAACACACCGCCGCGTGCAAAGTGGTGTTCAGGGAGTTCACCCAAACCGACCAATTTGGCAACTGCATTCCACGCCTTACGAATACCACCGTTGTAAACAGTGTTCACAACGAACTCTACGGGCTTCTTTGTCTTTTCCCTAATTCCATCCCAAATGGTGCCGATATTGTCAACGGTACTTTGGAACCAGTTTTTAAGGGTTGTCAGTGCGCCTTGGAATGTGTTAAACGTCCCGGTGATCACAGTATCCACAACCGACTTAATCAAGTTGGCCATGAATGACCATGCATTCTGCATGGTTTGTAGAATCGGATTCCACACTGAATTAAGGAACCAATTCACCAAACCATTAAACGCTTGGAACATGGGATTTATAACGCCGTCATAAACACCTTTGGCAAACCCAGCCATAAAGTTCCATGAGTTCTGAATACCGTTCATTACCGGAATCCAGACATTGTTCAGGAACCAATTGACAAGGCCGATAAACACCTGGAACATGACGTTTATCACGTTGTCATACACAACTCGCATGACAAGGCCAGCGTTGTTCCATGTGTCCTTGAGCAGGTTAAACATGGGAACAGCGACATTGTTCACCAGCCACATGATCGCACCAACCAGCAAATCAATAACCGGTTTAAATTGCGTATCCCACACGGCCCGGAAATAATCACCAACAGCCCTTACGGCAAGTCCAAGGACATCAAGCAGAATCCTTGCAGCCTCACCCATTTGCCCAATCCACGGAACAAGGGCGTTCTGCACAAGCCAGTTAATAATATCCGCTGCTATGCGAATACCATTTGCCATTGCCTCAAGGTTAGTGACCACCAGCATGACGGCACCAACGATAACGCCACCCAATACATATCCAAGGGTATTGAGCACTGGCATAAGGACAGGCTCAAGAACTTGCCACAATTGCTGTAGCAGATTCCAGAATGACTGTAGAGCTGGGAGCAGGGCATCATAGAGAGCGCCACCTACAGCACTGAACGAATCAATGATGCTGTAGAAAGCGTCCTTGAGTGAGCTAAAAGCGCCACCCAAATGGTCACGTACAAAATCCCCTAAGAATCCAAGAGAGCCACGTACGGTCTCCACCCAGCCCATAATCCAGTTGGCAGTTTCCTCACCAAACGCGGCTTGGATAGCGCCGGTAAGTCCACCATCGTTAAAGCCTTGAATGACTTCACTAAAGCGGTCACGCACATACCGGAACGCTTCACCAGCTCGGTTCGCACCGTCCCAAATACGATCAGCCCATTCAGTGCCAATGACACTAGCCAGAGCGCCGTTACCGGAATCGTCTCCCTGGAAAGCAGAGACAAGTTCCCAGAATCCCAGCTTAATGTTGTTCCATGCCTCGCCCATCCGGGCGGCTGTGTCTGCCCACGCCTGTGCCCATTGATCACCAATGAGTGATGCCAAAGCACCGTAGCCAGCGTCTTCACCCTGGAAAGCAGAGATAAGTTCACCAAAGCCTAGTTTGATGTTGCCCCACACTTCACCCAGCCGGGCACTGGCATTCACCCATGCATTAGCCCACTGGTCACCCACCAACGCGGCCAGGGCGCCATACCCAGAGTCACCGCCATTGAAAGCATCGACCAGCTCACCAAAGCCGATTTTGATGTTGCTGAACACCTCTGCCAGCTTGTCCTTTGCCCACACAAAGGAATCGACAAGCGACTGCCACATCTGGCGGCCAGTCTCAGTTTTGGTGAAGAATGCCCACAGCGCGGCCCCGGCTGCGACCACCGCCGCCACGATGCCAGCAATGGGAGCAATAGCCGCCGCTGTAGTAGCGACCAGTCCACCTATGGTGGTGCCAGCAGCAGCCGCTGCACCTGATAGCGCCGTGAAGACAGACGCCGCGCCACTGATACCAATGATCGCAGCGGATAGCGTGCCAATGGCCCCGGCCACCGCAATAAAGATGCGGGGGTGCTCACCAATGACGCTCGCTACCTTTGCGCCCCAATCGGCAAGTGTTGCCATAACAGGCAACAGGCCCGTACCAATGGCCTCTTTAGCGTCATTGATTTTTGCCGTGGCTACCTGTTGCTTATGAGCCGCTGTGTCAGTCTCACGGGCAAATTGTCCCTGTGCGCTGGCCGTCTGCTCACTCAGCATGGCAAGCAACTCTTGAGCACTAGCTTGTTTCAGCGCCGCGCCCTCAAGCTTATCCAAGCCTTTAGCTGCCAGCCGGGCATTAATGTCACTTTGACGAATCGACACGCCGTAGCGTTCGATGGGGTCGGTCTCCCCACGCATCAAAGCGCCGATAGCCTCAATGGCATCTTTGGTGGTACCGCCGAATGTAGCGGCAAGGTCTGCACCTACAGACACAAGATTCTGGGAACGGTCTGCCACCTCTTGCATGGGAAAACCCATGTTCTTGAGCATGGCACCGGTCTGAGCGGAAAGCTCACGGTATTCACGGCCAGACAGACCCACCGCATTAGCTGCCTGTTTTGAGGCAGCCGTAATTTGGTCTGCGTGCTCGGAAAAGATGGATTCCACCGCGCCGTAGCTTTGCTCTGCCTCAGCGGCCCAGCTCATGGCGTCTTTAGCCGCAAAGGTAAGTGCGCCTAGAGCAGCCGTAGCAGGGAGCACGGCCTGTTGGGCAAGTGAACCAATGGCCTGAACCGAACCGCCGATTTTCGACTTCATGGACGAAATGGCATCGGCAAAGCCGTGAGTCTGTTTGGTGCCCTCAGCGGATATACGGTTGTAGCGTTCAGTGGCCGCCGTGATGTTGTCTTGCGCATCGGCAAGACCAGATGCAGCTGCTTTACGTTTCTCAGTCGCAGCGGCCACCGCCTCTGTCGCGCTCATCTCAGCGGCTTTGGCCTTATCCACAGCGTTTTGCCGCCGTAAGATAGCTGACTCACCAGACAGCCGCGCCTCATTCAACCGGCGTTCAGCATCTGCGATTTGATCCGCGCTAGCCTTTGACGAACTACGCAGGTCATTCAGCCGCTGCTCAGCTTGAGCTATTTTGCTTGACGATGAAGACCGCACGCGCTCAAGGTCTGCCTCAGCTGCTTGAACGGCACGGGTCTTAATCAGCACCATCTCTTTAGCATCTGCGATCTTGCGATCCGCTGCGACTACTGCATCAGCGGCTTTGGCCTCTTTCTCATAGGCGCGCTTGACTTCCTCAGCCGCCCGTTCAGCGCCGCTCTTCATGGTGTCGGAAAGCGTCTTCGACGCTTGATTAGCGGCCTGTTGCACGGGGCCGGTAATCGCGCTACGCAGCTGCTCATTGATGCCCGCTACGGAGGTGGTGATAGCCAAGGTGGCATATCCAAGATTTGTACCGGCCATGTGCTACTTACCTCCATAGCGTTGTTGCATTAAAAATCAACGGGGCTGCCACATAGACATGTCCCCGTTCGACTTAGCGCGCTGCTCAGCCGCACGCCTCTTAGCGGCCTCAATGAGCGGGGCACGCTCTGCCTGTTCCTTGACCTTGCGCTCATAGTCCCTCACCGGGTGAGGCTTGCCCGTGTTGGATTCCACAATGTCCATGAGGATTTCATCAGCAAAACTACGCCGTGGTTGCTCATGGATCGCAGCCAGGAAAGCACTCCCCCGCTGCAGACCATGCGCCAACACAAGCAGCTTGCGGAAAGACAAATCACCGGTGAAAACACCGGTGATGTCAATTCCGTAGTAGGTGTGAAAATCCACCTCTAGCAGGTCAAAGTGTTCAAAGACCAGCCAAATTAAGCTTGCCAGTCTTTTGGGGCCACTGCACTTTCCCACCGCTCCATGATGGTTTGCAGGTCGGAACCGGAAAGACCACGGTCTTTAATGTCATCCCACAGGCCAGGGGCCATAAGCAGGGGCACAAACTCAATCAGAATATCGATGCCAGCGCGCTCACGCTCACGCGGATTCATTTTGTTCATGCGTGAAATGAGCGGCAAGATGCGCCAATCCCCATCCATGGGGTTGCGGTACATCTTAAGGGTAAGGGTTTCCTCCTCTGGTTCACCCTCATTAATCGTCAAATCGACATACACCCATTTGGGGTTTTCAGCCTCATCACGGGCAATGGCCACCGCCTCAGCCCCCGGCTGTAGGCCCTGCTGCCAGGATTGACGCTGCTGGTTCTGGTTATTTTTGTTGCGGCGTTTGCGTGCCATGTCTTTAGGTACCTCTCACGATAAGGAATAGCGGGAAAGGGAGGTTGCCTTTTACAGCAACCTCCCTAGTGGCTTCTACTTAGAAGCCGGTGTCAACCGGGTTGACGGGGGTGACAGGCTCAGCCGGAGTTGCGGGCTGCTCACCAGCATTGTCGGCCGGTGCTACAGGCTCAGCCGGAGTTGCGTTGTCAGCGGGCTGTTCCGGGGTGGCCGGGGTCTCCACAGGGGTATCCGGGGTGACAGGCTCAGCCGGGGTAGCGGGCTGCTCAGGGGCAACCGGGGTGACGTCGTCAGGGGTGAGTTCGTCAAGGGCTTTTGCCAGACCAGCGATCTCAGCCAGAACCTTCTTGTCTTCCTCAGACACAGCGGGTTCAGACTTGCGTGCCGAAAGTTCAGCATACGCACGGGTCAGAGTATCCTTGAGGCTGGTCAGAGCCGGGGTGATCTCAGACATATGTTCCTCCATCTCAGATAGGGTTTCTGCAATCTCGTAGCCGGGGTCTTCCTCGGTTCCAAGCATCGCAGCGGACAATTCAGATGCTACAGCGCTGCACACCGCCGCGCGTACACGGGACAGTGTGCCACGACGTTTCAGCAGCTCATCCAGGGAAAACACCACATCAGCGATGCTTTCAAGGTCAAGCTCTGTGTAATCGTCGGTTGCGTTATATAGCAACTCTTCTTGTGCCTCTGCCTCAAGGCGTGCATCGTATAGCTCTTTGGCAATACCTGTTCGCAAGTAAGGCAGCGCACGGCCCGTCGCATCGGTTAGACCGCGACGGGCCGCCTCGGCATTGATTTCAGCTTCGGTAGGGAGCTGTGCCATGTGGTCTCCTCTTTAGGGGTGTTAGGGCTTATCCACCAACGCCGGGCTGTCCACCAGCGCGGGGCGGAGCTGCGGGCGGCTGTCCTGGATTCCCGGCTGCGGCACCGGGACCAGCGGGAGTAGGTGCAGCTGCAGCGGCACCGCCGGGGTTGAATCCACCGCCGGTGGCAGGGAGCACAAGCGGGGATTCCTCAGCGGTCACACCATCAATGCGGATCGGAGCGATCTTCTGGATCGTCTTCTCACCAGCCTTGATCTTGATCTGGTCGAACAACCCGCCCTTGGAATCGACAAAGTGGGTGACAGCAAACTGCTTACCGGCCACCTCATCGGTCTTGGACAGGTTACCTGCAAAGACCTCTGCCTTTTCACGGGTCACCCAAATAAGGGTGTTGCCGTCCTTGTCGATCGTCTTATACGCGACGTAAACACGGGCTGGGTGAGGAACCGTGATCACATGTTCGGTTGATCCCGGCCATGCAAGGTAGTGAGTTACTGGGTTATCCTCAAGGGCCGTGAATCCACCCGTGGACTTAAAGTCCTTGCGGGATTTGTCCACAACGCCCTTACCCCAGGCAGTGGCCTCAGTCTCGGAGAACTCACGTTCTTGTGTGAAGCCGTCTGAGCCATTCAAAAGGCCCACTAGCTGCCAGTACTCTGGGAATGTTCCATCTGGTTTGATCTTGGGGTTTTCCTGCTGTGTGACGTACACATCAGCATTCACCCAAATATCTGGCTTGTTATCAGCCATGTCACAGCCTCTCTGTCTGCTTTGTTGTCGTGACAGCGAACGTTCCACCGGCCACAAAGCCAGCGGAGATGTCGCTGTGAACCACGTTCAAATTGGAAATACGTTCGATACGCATTCCACACCCCACAGCGCTGAGTACATCTAAAATGCCGTTGACACGGCCCAATAGATTGAAAGCGCGGGGGCGCTCATTGCTATATACAGCAACATTCACATGCTGCACGTCATGCGACCTTTTGGCCTCAATGTACCCGCCATGCGACACCACAATGTGTGGCCGTCCGTTCTCTGCCTTCCACAGCGGGGGCAAAGACGTGGATACGGGCACGTCAATGACGTAGTACTTAAGCAGCTTCACCATGGCCGTGCAGACGTCGTAGGGGCGCTGGATTTCAGTTGCCATTTAATGCACCCCCGGCCTACGTTTGACGTCCAACCCCACACTTGCCGCAGCACTGATGATGTGGCCAGTGCGGGTGTGGTACGCAGCTGCTCGCTTACCATTGAGCACGATCAAAGCCACAGCGCGACCTCCACGGTTGCGTTGTATGTGAACCTTTGTCTTGCCACGCAGCTTTGCCGCGTCCAAGGTCTCTTGTGCAGCCCCAGCTAGCGCGGCTCGCACTTCCTTGCCGTCAAGGAACCGGGCAAGCGCTCGGGAATCAACGACCACCTTAGTGGGTCTGGTTGCCATTAGCTTGCCCCTTCCACTCTGGTCATAGTGAAACGTGTTCCGTGCAGTGCGTTCCTTCGACGTGCAGGAATCCAGTTGAATGGAACCGCCGAAATAACGAACCACTCTCCCCGGGCAAGGACACGTTGGCCCCGCTGTAGTGCCACCGTCTTATACGGCATGAATACATCCCAGCTGGTCACCTCCCCAGTAAGGGAGGTGTTCACCATGTCCTGTGACCGGGTGGGGGACAGTAAACAACCATCGTAGATGGTGGACTCAGCGCGGGGGTCTTCGACCCACCGCCCGTAGTCATCCATATAACGCGGCGCGGTAATGGTGATCGACTCACCCATACCCTGGATAGCCATGCCCGTACCACCCCCCTATTGGTACGGAGCCGGGAAAAGGGGCGGCGTACATGCTCACTAGGGAGGATTCCGGGGAGACAAGGTAAGGGTCTGGGTTTGACGCTTGTGGAGTTGATCCAGACAGCAACCCCAAAAACTGTAGGTGCCAGTCTGTCAACTCCACGCCACCCCACAGGGACGGATTAGCAATCCGACCGCTGTAGCTGGTCGATTCCGTATAGGGGCCAGTGGTAGTAGACACCTGCATGACACCTACATTCTCACCGATCATAATGGCCGTGGCCACCATGGAGTGAGCCACCAGAATGGCGCGGCGCTTGTTGCGCTCTACAGCAACCCACTCAGCGGGGGAGTACCCTGCCTCTTCCACTGCCTCACGAATGATCGCTACAGCATCCTGGAAAAGCAGGGCGGCACGACGTCGCTCATGATCATCATGAAAAGGACGCGGCAAGCGTGCCTCAAAATCATCAATGTCAATGGTGAGTTCTGCCACTGGTCACCTCCCTAGCTCTGGGATTCACGCTGTGCACACAGGGAACGTAGCTCATCCTTGGACCGACCTTTAGGGTCGATTCCAAGGGATGTAGCGTAGCGGCGCCACGCATCCACTTTGGCCGCTGCTAGCGGCTTAGGCACCGCCGGGGTATCGTCTACCTCTACCCCGTCATGGGTAGAGTCAGTCTCAGGTATTCCCAGCTCATCTCCACCCAGCTCACTAAAAAGCCTAGTGGTATTGGTGTCATCCGGGTCATAGTCCACCGTCCCCGGCTGTGGTGTGGGAGCGTGCTTATCGTCACCGCTCAAATCATCCGCATCTTTGGCAATCCCATTTCGTCGCAGCCACTCAGCTGTGGAATCGTCAATGTGGAATCGGTCGCCATAGGTGAACTCCCTTGACACACCATCAAGGGTGGGTGCCCAAAGGTCTACGGTTAGTCGCATCTTGGGCACGGCTCATCACCCCTGTAGGCCGGTGAGCTTGACCACAGCCTTGGGGTCGGTGATAGCAATGATGCGCTTACGCACAGCGTTCATGCGCCACGACATGGTGTTGCCACCCAGCTCATCGCTAGGATCGCCACTCTCCACAGCCAGCGGGGAGAACTTGAGCGGGATCGTATCGCTACGGAACCCAGCCACACCAGCTTGCATGACATACACGTCATCATCAGTCAGCCACGGGGACGTGACCACACGCAGACCACGCAGAGCAAAGGGCAAAACACCAGTGTAAACCGGGTTTTGATCTGCCATGTTGCCATTGTAGAAAGCCTGTGTCTGCTGGCTATTCAGTAGCAGGTCAATGGCCGATTCAGCGATAACCAGGGTATCGGGCCGGTAACCAAACAGCTGGTTGTCGTCAGTTTTGGCTTGCGAGATTTTGCGCTTAGCCGTGGCAAGGTCTTTGAACGGCTCGGAGTCCGACGCCGTCCATGCTTTACCGACAGCCACGGTCGGAATCTCAGCGGCCTTGAATGCGGCCAGCGTCGCATCCACAGCTGATTTGGTCATGGTGTTCTGCAAGGCGATGACCTGCCGATTAACCATGTCGATGTTGTTTTCAGTCCTCATTTCGTAGGACACGCGGATACCTTGCGCGAACTTCACACCAACTAGTGCCTTGACGGCACCCTCTTTGATTCCGCTGACTGGAATCTCACCAAATTCAGCGACTTCACGTGCCTTGTCATTCAGGAAAGGTGCAGCCGTTTCACGGTATGCAACCACACCACTGTTCGACCCGGCGTCACGAAGAAGTGCATCCTCCATGAATGCCAGGTCCATATTCTGATACAGGCGATCCGGTAACCACATCGGATCTTTAAGTATCGTCGATACTGTCAGCTCTTGACCACCGTAAGCGCTGGTCAACGGCATGTTATTGGGCATGTTGATTTATCCTTATGCTCGTGATGGTCTACGCAACAGGGAGGTTCAGTAGAACCCCTACTGTGTTGATGGAACCGGTACCTCCGGTGGTACGAACAACCGTGCCAACCTTGACGGTGCCAGTAGCGGACACTTTGCCGTCCGCTGCGACCGCAACGGACTGGCCCATTTTCAGGTTTTGCTCTGTGGTCTCAATCGGGACCACGACACCGCCGCCTACATGGACAGCCACGCTGGCAGCCGGTCCCGGGGAGACGGTACCGGTGTAGGTACCGGGGCGGGGCTTACCCGGCTCGGTTACAACACCAATCGGGGTATCAGATGCCCCAGCGTGTTCGATGCCCTTATCTGTGAGCTTGACCAGTCGAAAAGGCGTTACCTCTTTAGTGACCGGAAAAGTGATGGGGCCGTGGCGAAAAAGGGGATTCACCATTAGTTTTTACCTCCTCGGAAGGTTGCCACGCCTAGCCGCGCGGGCTGCATCGGCATAGCAAAATTGCTTGAGTTAGCCAGCTGATTCAGTAGGTCTTTCTCAGCCAGCTTTGCGGTCTCTTCATCCGCATCCACCCCCACAGAGCCAACCCAGCCTTTTTCACTGACAGGGATAGTTCCGGGGGCCAATTTGGCAAGGTGGTTTTTGAGTGCCGTCGTATCCTCAAGCCCTTGAGCTATGAGGGCATCCCGGCGCGCTGCCAGCACTTTACCGGCCTTGATAGCGGTATCGACCATGGCGGCAACCTCCATCTGGTGATCACGCTCTACGCTGGCATCACCGGTGGCGGCACGCTTGAGTAGGTCTTCATACACTTCACGGTCGATGGTCACAACGTCACCAAAGGCGTCGGTAGATTCAGCCTCAGCCGTGACGGGTTCCTCGGACTGGTTGTCGTTTACAGCAACCTGTTCCTGAGTCTCTTCATCGTCGCTGGCCGTATCAGCGGTTGCGACTTCCTCAGTCTGGTTGTCTTTTACAGCAACCTGGGGGTTGAACCCATCTACCGCCACATTGACCAGCTTAAGCAGGTCATCCTGTGACGTGTTGGGATCGGCACCCAGAGCCGCCTTGAGCTTGTCGATAAAGCTCATAGGTTTCTCCTCTCGTGCCCCGCGTCGATTCATCAGGGCGGGTTGTGGGGCGGGGGCGTCTTCACGGCGTCGATAACGTCCACCGCGTACAGTGTTGGACACCCCGGCCAATTTCCGGTTATCGACGCCCTCGCCCGCTGCCTCTACGCGGTCTACTAAACCTGCTGCCAGTGCCTCATCGGCACTGAACCACGTTTCAGCGTCCATGGCGGCGCGCCACTCTGCAGCGTCGGTACCGGTCTTAGCGGCGTAGATATCTGCAATGGTGGCGCTGGCCGATTCCAGGCGTTCGATAATGGCGTGCATGTCATTCATGTCACCCCATGCCCCGCCCTGTGCGTTGTGGATCATCATTTCAGCACCGGGGCGCATGATGACCTCCCCGCCTATTCCGACGGCGATAAAGGACGCGGCGCTCGCTGCCAGACCGTCAATGTATACCGTCTTTGTGGCGGGGTGCTCTTTGAGGGCGTTCATGATCGTTAGTGCCTCAAAGACATCACCGCCGGGGCTTGAGATGTGCAGGTCAATGTGTGAGTCTGTCACGGCGTCGATAGCGGGGACAAATTCAGCGGCTCGGACTTCCCAGCCAAGTTCCCCGTACAGTAGTAGTTTCATTGCTGATTATCCTTGTCGGTAGGTGGCTGGGTATTCTCATCAGTTGGGGGTGCGGGCGGGGGCTGTTGTTCCTCGCTCTGCTTGTTCTCACTGATGATCTGCTCCACCTCTTCCCGGCTGAATTCTTTAGCCGGGATTTGGTTTGTACGTCTAAACCATTCCTCAGTGGAATGATCCATGATTATGACTTTGGCCTGCACAGCCTGAATAAATTCAGAGACTGTGATCTTTTGCTTCGACCCTATTGTGTCGAAAACAACCAATGGGCACAACACATCTGTTTGACCGGTGTATTTCTCCACCATGTCAGGGACAAGGTAGTTATTGGCCACCGCTGCGTGCTGTTCTGCTATGGTTTGCAGACCTTGCAAGAACAGTTCCATTTGCACTTCGGCCAGCGCATAAGAACCGCCCTTGCCCTCAAGGTTAAGGGCGTGTGCTAGGGCTGTGCGGGCTATTTGGCTATCGTGGTAGTTGATCGCTTCACGGGGGCTAACTGTCGTACCAGAGACACCCAATAAGCTGAGCTTCGCCCCGTTGGGAATACCGGCCCCGGCTAGTGTCCCGGCGCGCATTGTCTTACTAATATCCGCACCGCGTTTGATCTCTTCTCGCTGCTCTTTGGGTGAACCATTACCAGACGATTCATACACCGGGTATCCCATGCCATTGCGTTCAAGGATTGATGCCTCAAGGCGCAGCAGCTTATCTTTGAGCACCCAGTGTTTATATGCCGCACGCAGCACTGATGTTCCCAGCCAGTCGCTTGTTTGGGGGTCATTGAGATAGACCAGTAGCCGCCCCACTTCCAAGGTAATGGGGCCTTGATAGGGGCTGTTTCCAGTAGCTACAAAGGGCGGTTTCTGTTCGATGGATTCAAGCCCTCCATCGGGGGCCACGTTTATCTTGTGGATCGTGTCTGGCATTCTGGGTGCCAGCTTGACTAACCGCTGTGGTCCGTCGGAGCCGTCGGAATAGACTTTCTCAAAATACATGTGGCCAAACACCAGTGATTTGAGTGCCCATCCAAGGTGGGATTTAAAATCTACTTTGCCTTTGGATTTGGTGGGGGTGTCTACTTCCTCACCCTCAATTTCAAGGCCCAAATCCTCAGCCACCATTTTGACTATTTCGGGGTCTGCTCCATTGGGGCGAATGCGCCACCCAGTGCGGATAATCGGCAAGGTCATTGCCTGGAGAATGGAGCGTACTTGGGCATCCTCACGCGCCATTTTGGAATAGACTTGCACAGACCGTGGCCATTGCAAATCTAGGTTGTCTTCTTTAATGGTGCTGTATAGGGGGGTACTGAAATGGCCTTTTTCAGTGCTCATGGCGGCACCTCCTCAATTTTAAAATGCCAAAGTCATGATGTTTGTTTCAATGCCGAAATTATCGTTGACAGGGGCTGTGTGGTTTTCACCGCCGCTGTCACGGGTAACACTTTCCGGCGCCGCGTAAGCCTTGTCAGGAACGTATTCAGGTGGCGTGATTTGTTCAGCGGCCCACACCGCATTGGTCACGGCCACTAGGTTACAAATCACGCCGCTGGTCCGTGCCCATGCCGTGGCACCATTGACACCCTCACGGGTGGTTGCCTTTTCCAGGGCCGGGGCGAAAGACTCATGCGGCTCAATCAGGACAGTCTCATCTTTGACGTGCCGCATGAAGATGTGGAACGCGGCTTGCACATCTGTCAGGTTTATCAATTTGACCTCTAGCCCCGCCGCGTCCAATTTCTCAGCCACGGCAATGGCGGGGGATTTGGGGTCAATGACGATCAACTCTGGGTTGTAGGCGTCAATCGCCGCCGTGACTTTTTCCATGACCGTGGGCAAGTGAAACGAACCATGGTAGAGCACCCCGGCGTAGACCGGGTGAGCGATGTCGCTGGTGAGCACTCCCAGCGCCATGGTGAGCTTGTCACCATCGGGTGAGGCGTCCACGGTAAGGGCCGTCCTCAGCCCCGTCACAGTGACGTTTGGGGCAAGGGCGTCTAGCTGTTCTGGTCGAACCACATAGGTATGCCCGGCGTGGTCTGTATCACCAAACCACAAGCCCCACCCCAGCGCCTCTACGCCGAAATTGACACGCCCGGCCTCAGTGTCCATGGAGTCCATGATGTCCAGGAATGCCTGTGCATCACATAGCACACCGTAGCTCGGGTTCGACGCCTTCCATGTCGATTCATCTTCCGGGTCCATGTCTTTAGGTGCAGCGTACTCAGCTAGGTAGATTCCCGGCTTGCCCTCTAAGGCACGGCGTCGAACGCTTGATACCACTTCACCGTTTTGGTGCTGAATGAAGTCCCTGTGTACAGCGGAGGTGACGTAGATGGTTTGCGGGTCTTTGGCTGCCTTGCGGAGGAAGGCCGTTGCCGCAATTTCGGCATCGGTCAAATCGAACGCCTCATCGTAGATGGTCACGTCGATCTTTGACAGACCACGTCCACCCCCAGCGCTGCGTGTGGTGAACTCCACTTCACCTGAGTTTTTGAACCTGAAATATCCACGACCCTGTGAGCAGCCGCTGCGTGTCACCAATTTCTTAAGCCACGGCGTGATGCTGATAATGTCATTCAGCTGCTCCCAAATCTTCATGGCCGTCTCCCACCGGTGAGCTGTGAAAAGTACCGACTGTCCAAGAACAAGGGTGCGGTACAGGATAAGCCACAGCATCCCGTAGGTTTTGCCGTTCTGCCTTGTGCACACGATCACGCATGTACGGTGTAGCCAGCGACCATCCTCACGTTTCGCGTTGATAGCCAGCAAATCCCATCGCTGCCATGGAAGCAGACTAGCGTTTAGGGAATCTGCCAGCTGCAGTAGGTTCTCCCCGTCCTGATGGGTACCGGGATGCTCCACCAGGATTTCCGGGGTCTGCCTACCCGTTAACGATTGAAAAGCCTGTGAACTCGGGTGGGGCGTCCTTGCCACCAGCGTTGGTGTCATCCTTAGCCCCTTCCTTACCGTTCAGTTCCTTGATGCGGGCGTTGATGGTGGTGATAGCGCGCTGGTACGCGCCTACCGATTGACGGTGCTGTTCCACGACCTTATCGATCACCAGTGTGGCACGTTTCGTGCTGGTTTGGTCATCGTAGATTTCCAACCACGTCTTAGCGTCCCCATCTAGCATCTCAGCCAGCTTGACCAGCGTGTTATACAACTGTGCTGCTTGGACAATGAGACCGCGCAAGTCAGGTGGGCAATCGTCATTCCCAGCGGCGTCAATCAGTCCGTAGTAGATTTCACGTGCATCCGGGTGGACACCAGCAATTACCTTTGGTGGCTTTCCCTGGGGAATCTTCCTTTTACGTCCCTGATGATTATCAGGTGTTTTCTTTTTGCGGGAATCTGTCATAACACAAAGAATAGGTGAAGTTTACATCTCCTAATCAACGTGTTATTTTAAAACCAGAAAACCCCAGCGTACAGCCACTATGATTTATGTCACCCCCACCATTTTCCCAGGTGAGCCGGGTGTAAAAAAATACTGATCGGCCGGGGGGAGCGGACGCCCCGGGGCGGGGGTACCTAAGATTATCAGGGGGCACCCCCGAACCACAAAACCCCAGGTCAGGGGCTATTTTCATGTGGCTAGCCGGGGTGGTGGAGCGTGTCAAGTAGCGGGTCTGATTCGGGGGTAGTTAGCAGCTGTGAAGTAGACCGAAAATTACCCCCGAAAATTAGTTTTCGTGAGATTGATCACACTGTCCAAAATCAGGGCCAAATGCCCGAAATTTTACAATCGTGTTGGTTTCCCAACATCACCCCCAACTCAGGGTGACAAACTCACATCTGCATATGCAAATGTGCCAGCACCAACAACCCCGTTTGAGGGTCAACGACACTTGATGTTTCACGTGAAACATTGACAGTTGACGATGTTTCACGTGAAACATCGTCGATGCGTTGTTGTGCTCGCTCTTGCCTCTTGCGCTCTTGCATAGCCAAAGCTCCATCACGGCTGTTGCACGATCCATGTAGCAACCTCGTTGCCTTAGTTCCACCATCCATACGCTTGTGCACATGGTCTGCATGGAGCGGCAAGCCGTCATGGTTACGGTGCTCGTCCCGATACATCGGACGGCCACACAGCTCGCATGGTGTGCCGTCCACGTGTGCACGGAGCAGGTGCTGCCTCTGTGTGCGGTGTGCACTACCCATACCAGCGGCACGGTTACGCTTACCACTGCCAGGCATAGGACCACCTCCACATACAGCAAGGCACCCTTGATGGTGCCTACTCCATCAAGGGTGCCGCTTGACCCATTCACCGAAAGCAAGTGTCCCAACTCATGACACCTTGTGTGGTTAGTCACATCATCAGGTGCTCGCACCTATGGTGACCGCCACTGATGGTAGCATACCCGGAGACAATGGGGCAAGTAGTGGCAGGGGGTAGCGCCACTAACCCGGGGGTATCTTGTTCGGGGTAGGGGTGGTGTTCACGGATACCCCGGCCTTGCGTGCGAGCAGGGGGAGTACATCACCCCACCGGTAGGTGTTGAACCCAGTGAGGGGGTCGGTACCGCAAACCAGCTGGTCATGACGTACCCACCGTGCCAACTCACTGGTGGTGAGCGTGATACCAAACCACAACCGTGCACGCCTACACACCTGCCTACCTGTGAGACTTGTCACATGAGTGGGGGAATAATCATGGAATAGAGCCAGCTCCTGTGTCAGCACCTGATCTACCTCCATCAGCGTGGTAGCCATAAGCTGCCACGGCTCAAAGGGTAGGTCACTCATCAGCACGTGGTATTCCTCCACCCACCTAAGCAGCCCCTCCACATCATGAGGGGCGTGGGTGGGGGACACGTACATCACCGCTGGGTGTAGCACAGCCATGAGTTGGTGACGTGCCCACACTCCCACATCCACAAGGTGGAGGTTCAGCGGAGCTGAGGGGGAGGGGGTCTTTTGAAAACCCCCGCGTACTTCAGGGGTGGGGGGCCTCGTGGTCTTGTGGTGGTCCAGCTCCACCAACCCCCGCCTAATGGAGGCCACCAACCGTGGCAGGTCTTCACGACCAATCAGCGGACTAGAGGGCGGGACATGTGAGGAACCACAAGATGCGTCCACGATCCACCCCCTCCACGTAGCGACGGTGCTCACCACTTGCAAACTCCACGACGGGGAACCGGTAAACCCCGGCGTGTCTGGCCTCCACAACCGAACGGGCGTTCGGGGACACGTAAGGGTCCACACAGCCGTACTCACACTGGTAGCGCTCCAGCTGAGAACACAAGGCATCGGTGCGGGGATCGGCGTTGGAACCTATGACGGTGATACGGCGATCGTAGCGTTTGAGCGAGCTGAGGAACCACACGCCCGGATCGTCGAACTGGTCGGTAGCTACATTAGGCATCATCACGGCTTAACACCTCCATGGCCTTGCCGTCTTCGACGCCCTCACGGTACACGGCGTCGATAAGCTCCATCAGCTGGGATAGGGGGGCCGCTGCTATCCATCTACCGGGGTCAGCTATCCCGATCCGCTTGGATACCACGATGCCACCAACCACCGGTTGTGGTGCAGACTCACGGCGGCACACAGCAACTTGTGAGGTCACCTGCTCAAACCATTCATGCCATTTGGGGGTTTTCACCGCCTTGACCTGAACCACCAGCCGACCCGCTGGTAGGTCTGCAAGCACGTCCCCCAAATCATCGTTGAACCCGGCGCGTGTCTTGATCACCGCCCCCTCCCCTACCACGTCTGTGAGATAGTCGCGTACAGCGCGCTCTGCGGCGTCTCCACGCTTCTTGTTAGCGTTGGCCATATCCATGGACCCCTTTCACTTGCCAGGCCGTCTCACGGGCTGTGAAGCGGCGATACGGCCAAATATAGACCACCATCTACCGACGGTGGGTGAGGCGCGGCGGGGAGGGGCTGGGGAGGGCGGGGTACATCACCGCTCGCAAGGTGTCGATGCACACCGAAAATGAGCGTGAAAAAATTTTCTAGATATGTCAAATTTTTTACTCACGTCCATTTTCGCAGCTCACCAATTGAAAATTTTATTTCACCCCGTATCTGGTCCATGCTCCATCACCGCTCGCATGGACCGCTCTCACACCCCGCTGGCACATCCACTCCCTACCTGATAGTGGGTTACTACCCCCGCTCGCCCATAGACCCCGGCTGTGCTCACCTGGCCATATGTACATGAGAACGTTGGTTGACCTTGGAAAACGCAACTGGGCTGTGGTTACCCCGGCTGGTTTGGGGGTCTAGGGGTGGTAGCAATATTGAAGCTATAGATGTATCTAATTTACTACATTCCCAAAGCGAGACCGGTCGGCGTCCCCGGGGTTGCCACCACACCACACTACTACCCCGCCCCTAGGGTAATACTAGCTAAGCTCGCCTTCTGGCGTCCCGCTGCCCGCCGGAGCGGGCGGACGCCGCGAGCTTAGCGTATTACCCGTCGGGGCGGGGGTAGTGTGGTGTGTGGTGGCCCCCGGGAGACGACCGCGCGGGGTGTATTTCAGCAAGTAAAAAGGGGTGTGTGACTTGGATCACAGTTTTGCATAAGTTTGCATACGGGGGTAGTGAGGCTAGTTATCACTTTCACTACTTTCCACAGTGGAAAGTGGATATGAGGGTGTCCTAAGTTGTGGAGGGTGGGAGCCGGGATGGGAGACACCCACAGCGGCGATGGAGACCTACCCGCTCCACGATGGAGGGAGCCACGTGAGAGCCGGGATAACCATGTACCCTACCCACCCCAGCCCCTCCCACGGCGCACCCGGCGCGTGGATGCCCCAAATCCCGGCTGTGTGGGGCCTGTGGCGGGCGCTGTGGCCGTGGAGGTCTAAACACCCATGGGAGGTGTGCACGCGGCTGTGAGGGGCGATCATGGCGCTGTGTACGTGTCACTCGCCCCGTGACTGACAACACACATTGTCAACTTGACACGCTGGTGTGCCACTGTGATAGTGTGGAGTCACACCAACAGGGAGACACAAACCCTGGACAGTGAGAGACGATGCGCCTAGAACATCGTTTCGATTGACCCGAACACCTACGACCCGAAAGGGGAACATCAAATGTCCAATCTCACTGATGTGTGCGACCGCCTTACCTTTGGTCTAGCACGTGACCATGAAAATGTGACAGCATCAAGCACCAACTCGGAGTACTTTGCCATCCACGACAATGGCTGTGATGTGGTGGCCGCCCCGCTGCATGGCCGCGTCCACACCCCCGTGGTTCGTGTCCAGCTGCGTGATGCTGACAAGCGCACCGTCGCCTTGTGGACCATTGAGCCGGATGCGGTCATGGACATGGAGGGGGACGAACGCCTGGCTGACTTCCTTGATGATCTGGCCACGGCACTAGATGCGCTGCCTACCTACGACGCGGAACAGGCACCGTTGAAAGTCGCAAATGCCTTTGCCAGCTACTGCGATATTGTCACCGGCTACGTTCTGGACAAGCAGACGGTACTTGACCAGTTGACCCGGCTGGCTGACAACCCACAGGCTGTGGCCGGGCTGGACAGTGTGAAGCACATGGAAGTCAAAGACATGGACGATCACAAGGTGATGGTTCAGATGGTCAACGCCGCTGGTGCACCTGAAGCCCTGGTGATTTCGGTTGTGGCCGTGACTGATGACGACGGCGATTCATTCATCATGAGTGACGTCATGGAACTTACCCCCGGGTGCATGTTCGGCAACGTTGAACCCGGCCAATTCAACAAGGCCGCATTCCAGAACCCCACAATCTCGGACGTCTACAACTACGTGAGCTGGTGGATGCGCAATGAAAACGTGAACTTTGGCTTGCACGGAGGCGTGACCCTGCCTAAGACCACGAAACGACACGTGCAAGGCAGGGACTAGCTAAACCTCCATTACCCGGTTATGGCGCGGGGCCGGGTAATGGCCCACATGACGAACACCCCGCGCCACTTAAACCCTGTACC